TACAACTAAAAATTATGGTTGTTTAGTCGGACATAATTCGGCAACGGTTGCACCTGTAAAATTAGCTGAATACAGAGTGGTTACGGATTCTGAGAATTATTCAGGAACTTTATTTTTAGGTAGATTTTATTATGACTGTTTCATTCTGAATAACAAAGTAAAAGGTTTAGTTGCAATTGAAGCGTAGGTAAAGTATGGTTGAATACCATACTTTTTCTATTTTGAAAAGGTGATAGAATTGACTGAAATAATTGATAAAATTTACGAAAAAATAAAAGCTGTTTCTGATGTAAGCTTAAATGAACCAAAGACTAAGTTTATTATTGAAAGTGTCGTTCAAGATAGTATTAATTATATGAACCGCGAAGACTTTCCAAGAGAATTAATAACTCCTACGGCTATATACATCTACAAATATAATTTTGATAAAAATAGAAATATAAAATCTATGAAAAGCGCAGAGAGGCAGGTTGAGTTTGTCACAGGTTTAAACGGTGATGCTGAATTTAGAAAAAGTTTGAACCGTTTCAGGAAGCTCGGAGTTGTAAAATAGGGAGGTGTAAAATGCTTAATGAGTTTTTTAATACCGATTCAATAGTAGAGGTCAAAAGAAGTATAAAATCAAAAAACGAAGACGGGCTGACAGATCAGGATTGGAAAGTTATTTACACCAATATCAGGTGCCAGTTAAGTGTAGGAATTTTAAGGGCTACTGAACCTGGAATTATAAACAGTTCCAGGAACACGTATAAAATATTAGTCAGTAATGATGCAGACATAAAGCAAAATGATATTTTATTAGTAAATAAAGGCGGAATAAAATATAAATTTAAAGCTGGTAAACCAATAAAATATACTGATTTTATAGAACATCAGGAGATAGCAGTGGAGGAAGTGGAAAGAAATGAATCTTAGTGGCGACTGGGAGAAACTGGCAAAAAAATTAGAAAAACTTCATACTGATACTCCACAGACAGTAGGAATGACACTCAAACAAGTTGCTGAACAAGCAATAAAAGAAGTAAAAGAAGAAACACCGGCGGACACAGGTCAGTTAAGAATGGGCTGGCACAGGGAAAACGGTGATGGTTTAAAGCAGATAATTTACAACAATGTCGAATATGTAAATCATGTTGAATACGGTCACAGGGTAGTTTATTACGGTAAGAAAACAAACAAAGTAGTACCCGGAGTATTTATGCTGAAGAAAACGATAGATAAATTAGAGCCTGTATTTAGGAACAGCATAGGCTCAACAATAAAAGCGGAGTTTGATAAATAATGGAATTTATGGATTTTATAAAATCATTAAGCCGTAAAATAGACAGTTTTACGGGTAAGGAAGTCGGAATCGATAACATAAATAATTTAGAAAGACCGGCATACTTTATTCAGGTAATTGACTATAAAAAAGAGTTTTTTGCAAATTATAAAGAGAGGATATTTATTAGTATAGATATTACATACATCCCTGAAAATGACGAGAATAATAAGGCGGAAATATATAATGCACTTGATAAGCTGAATAATATGTTTGAAGTTAGAGGAAATAAGATTTTAAAAGTTAAAGACAGATGTTTAACTTTAAAAAATGAGTCCACAAAAATAGTAGATGGACTAGGTCATTACATCTTCGATTTAGATTTATTCGATGCGTACGGGACTGATTTGAGAACTTTCGACAGTAGCATTGAGACAATAAAAGAAATATTGAACGATAACACTGAACTAACGGAACATGAGCTGCTAAAAAAAATAGACTTATTTGATGAAAAAGGTAATAAAGTATCGTTATTTGATGAGAATAATGATTTAATCAATGAGGAAGTGTTTAAAAAATTATCATTATTCGATAAAAATGGAGTTCCATTTAATTATAAGATAATGAGAAATTTAAAAATGGAATTTAAAAGATAGGAGAGTGATAAAATGGCAATAGTCGGACAAATTAATGCGAGCCCAAGCATTAGCATTGCATTTAAAACATTAGCAACGACAGCTATTCAAAGAAGTGAAAGAGGTACCGTATGCCTGATTTTGAAGGATACAAAAGCCACTGGAAAGTGGTACACCTTTAAAACGATAGCGGATGTTGAAACTAAAAGTTGGGATACGGACAGCATTAAATACATTAATTTGGCCATGCATTATGGGGCATTTAAAGTATTAGTCAGAGTTGTGCAGAATGGGGAAAGTACAGATAAAGTACTAAAAGATTTAGAAATGAGAAAATTTAACTGGCTGGCATACCCGCAGGCAATAGAAGCGGAAGATCAGACAGTTGTAAGCTGGGTAAAACAGCAGTTTGGAAACACCGGGCCAATTGGAAAAACTGTTAAATATGTATCAAGCCATGCTAATAAGTCAGATCATGTGGCTATTGTGGAACTTGCAAATGGCGGAACATATAAATCCATTTATGGGGATTTTACAGCACAGGAATATTCAGCTGCCATAGCAGGACTTATTGCAGGTATGCCGTTAAACCGTAGTGCTGATAATCACATTATGAACGATTTGAAAGAAGTTGAAGATTATGAACCTAAAATTGGTAAATTCAGCCTGTATATGGATGAAGATACAGTCAGGGTAAACTATGGAGTTAACTCTAAAACTACATTTGACAGTACCTGGAAAAAAGACACAAGAAAAATTAAAGTTGTTGAAGGAATGTGCTTTATTGTGGATGACATAAGAGACACATTCAAAAAATACTGGATTGGGAATTATATCGGTGATTATGACAATAAAATGAATTTCTGTTCAAATGTAACAAAAGTATATTTTAAAGAAATGTCACCAAATGTACTGAATGGAGATTATGACAATAAAGTAGAAATAGATTTTGAAGCACAGAAAAGAACAGTTATAGCAGATGGATTAGATGCGGATACTATGACAGAGTTGGAGATTCTGCAATATCCTACGGGTGATGATGTTTATTTAACAGGCGATGTAAGGTTTGCTGATACTATGGCATCGCTTAGTCTGATAATGACAATGTAATAATAAAAAGGAGCTGATAAAATGTCAGAAAATATAAGAGGAAACAGAACCATAACAGGAGCTTACGGGGAGTTATGGCTTGACAATGAAAAAGTGGCTGAACTGAAATCAATAGAGGCTAAAATTTCTGCTGAAAGAGCAGATGTCCAGCTGGGTCTTTCAATTGACAGTAAGATTACAGGATTAAAAGGCGAGGGCACCTTGACAATATATAAAGTGTATACACGTGGTAAAAAAATACTCGAAAACTGGGCAAAAGGAAAAGATACTCGAAGCAGGATCGTGACATCAATAAAAGACCCTGACAGTTTAAGAGGTCAGGAAGAGAGAGTGTCAATTGATAATGTGTGGTTCAATTCGGTTGAATTGGCTAAATTTTCAAGAGGGGAAATAGTAGAAGAGGAAATCCCTTTTGGATTTACCCCAAGTGATGTCAGATATGAAAACTCTATAAAATAAAAAGGCAGGTATGATATGAAAAATATAACAATAGAAATGTTACTGGAAAACAGTAAAAAACTGGTAGAGAAAAAAACGGTAAAGGTTGAAGTGGCAGAATTAGGCGGAGTTTTAGAGCTGGAAGTATTAAACAGAATGGAAATATTGGACATTTTAACCAATGGTAACAGCACAGATAAGGATAGTGAACTGGTATATACATCAGGAAAGATTTTTAAAGATGATAAATTGATCACTCAGTTAGGATGTGAAATGAATCCGGCAGAAGTTGTTCCAAAGGTATTAAGCCATTCAACAATAACAGGTATTTCAGAACTACTCATGAAAAAAGCTGGATGGAATGAAAAATTTACTGTTGAGGAAGTGGTTGAAGAAATAAAAAACTAATTAAGGGCGACTGGAAAGCAAAAACAGTCGCTCATTATTTGAATTGTGGTCACAGTTTACAGAGTTTGAGGGAATTAAATAATTCAGAATTATTATTCATGTTTCTTATGATTGGAGGTGTAGCAGAAGGTGAGTGAATATAAGTTAAGTGCCCTGCTTGAGTTGAAAGATAAGTTTTCAGGTGCGGCACAAAAAGCAGGAGGGGCACTGGAGAAATTAAAGAATAAGACTGCCGGAGTAGCTGATAAATTGAAAGGTACTTTTGAGGGAGTAAGAGGAGCATTGGCAACCGTTGGTATAGGTATCGGAGCAACTGCGGCAGTTGGAGTTTTAAAATCATCTCTCCAATCTTATGCAGATTTGGAAGATCAGGTAAGAAGAAACAGAGCCATAATGAGTGCTTCAGCAGAGCAGGAAAAACAGCTCATGCAACAGACAAGAGATTTAGGCCGTTCAACCAAATTTACAGCACAGGAAGTGGCAGAGGCGCAAATGTATCAGGCAATGGCAGGTATGAAAACAAATGAAGTACTGGAAATGACACCTAAACTTTTAAAAATGTCAATTGCGGCTGGAAGTGATTTTGCCCAGACTTCTGACATAGTGACGGATAACTTATCAGCTTTTGGTATGTCGATAAGCGAAGTTGACAGACTGATGGACGTAATGGTTGCAACAAGTAACAATGCAAATACTAACGTACAGATGTTAGGAGAAGCGTATAAATATGTTGCAGCAAGCTCAAGGAATTTTGAGAGCTTTGAAGATGTGAATATATTACTTGGAGTACTGGCGGATAATGGGATTAAGTCAGGACAGGCAGGGCGGAACTTGGCAGCGATTTACAGAAGACTTGCTAATCCATCAAAACAAGTGGCAAATGCTTTGACCGACCTTAACATACAGCTTTATGATCAGCAGGGGAAATTCAAAGGGTTAAAAACAATATCCGATGAATTGAAAAAAGCTACGGCTAACCTTACCCAGGAAGAAAGAAACAGATACTTGGCAGTAATAGCTGGCGGAGAAGGTATGAAGGTACTGGCATCTATTATGGGAACTACCGAAGAAGGTTATAACAAGGTAGCTAATGGAGTAAGAAATGCTAAAGGTGCGACAGATAAATTCGCCGATGAAATGAGTAACACGACATCAAATAAGATAGCGCAATTTAAATCTACATTAGATGATCTGAAAATATCAATAGGAGAAGCCTTTGCACCAATAGCAACCAAGTGGATGGAAGATTTTATGAAAAAAGTTGATGAATGGCGAAAGAATGGGGCATTGGATCCTGATAAATTAAAAGGGAAAGCTGAAGGGATAGTAAAAGCCGCAGAAGTAGGATTGCGTGGAATTATGGGAGTAAAAGGTGCAACTTGGGGGGCTTCATTAGGAACAGCACTTGGCGGACCTGTGGGAACTGCAATAGGTGGAGCAATAGGTGGAGCAATTGGTTATTTTACACCAGATATAGTAAAAAAATTAATGAAAACTAAAGAGAAAAAATCGGGAGTCGCAAATGAAGCACTTGATGATTCACAGAAAGCAAAGTTATATGAAAAAAGTGGCTACAGTTATACGGGGCATAAAGCGGATTTAAGATCAGGAAAAGAATATGCAGGAAAATCATATGAAGCTATGCCGGTAATAAAATTGGATATGAGAGCGATACAGCAGCAATTAGGAATATCACAACAGAACATTGCCCTTACGCAGCAGGACAAAACAGCACATTTGACAAGTGCGATTAGCCAACTTTTATCTAAACAGCAAAGCAGTAATCCGTTACAGCCACTGGATACTACGGCTATAACTAATGCCCTTAACGCGGGATTAAGCCCTTTGAACGGCCTGCCAAATCTTTTGAATAGCAAATTAAATACAATGCAACAGCCATTAGTG